CCCGGGGAGAGGCTAGATCGCCTCTCTTTGCTCAACCTTATAAAAGGTTAGGTTAAGCTCGAAGATAGCCTTCCAGCTATCTCCGCAGAATCTATGCATCTCTGCATAGACGGGCGGGATCCAATCCCAACTAGAACTGGATCTCGTCCTCAATCTGGCTCGGCTACGCTCAACAGAGCGAACTACAGCCTTCCCAGACCTAAGGGTTCCAGCTATTGCCGCAAGAAGCACCGCGTCTGGATTGTTAATCCAGCCACGAAGCTTAGGTGGCCTTTCCGTCACGTCAGTCACATCAAAAGAGTTGGGAAACATGTATAGGAAGCGGTATACAACCCCGCCAGTATACTTGTTATACCTCCTCTTCTGGTGTAAACAGAGTGGTACCTTAATCCCACAGTCGTCCATCTCATCTAAAGGTATCGGCAGAAATCGCTGACCCCTTAGTAATGAATGTATAACTGTAGGCAATGGTATGTTCCACACTGCCGACCAACGATTCAGACGGTTGATGGCTGAATACCTATCGCCTTCCGTCTTTAGTGTCTTAATATAGACACCTCTGACGTTGCGACCATGAAAATAATCATGGCCACACGACTCACGGAAAAGTCCTGTATTAAAGGACTTGTTTACGTTAACGTCAAAGCCACAAATTGACAGCACGCGAATCAGCAGGTCATAAGCCTGTCTGAGACAGATGATGTCATCGCCAAAAACGGCGAAGTTGCCTGACGAATGTTTACGCGGCTTGAGGAATACTAACCCCAATGCTTTGTAAACACCGTAAACTAAAGACGTAAAGAATATCGTCTGGAGGGGGAACGTAAAAGCATTCCCCATAGATGATATCATATGCAACTCTACACTAGTTCCATCTGGAAGGATGGTACAAGGGCTCCGAAACATCTCCAACATGTGTAACACATGCTTAGGGAACATTTCGGTAACCAAACTAGTAGACATCGAATCGGAAGCTGAGGATAAGTCGATAGTTCCAAACTTACCCGTTTTCGACCCGAGCTGAGCAAGACTTCTGTTCCAATCAGGCTGCTGACTGAGGCTGATACCACAAGCCTCTTTTAGCAGGTCTTCAAGGACGGAAGCTATTCCTTTCTGAAATAACATATTCAGAAGGGGCTCAGTGCATATGGTACGGCTTATTTCCACTGTCTTAGGTACAAAACTGAGGCGACTGCCTGGAACGATATCAGTTTCCCTAAACTTCGATCTAGTAGACTCAACGCTAGACCATAGCGGGTCACATGATATTGCCTGCACGTATAATAAGTGCAGTCGTCGATCTGTAGCTGACATCTTGCTCGTACCAATTTTCGAAAGAAAATCGGTACTAAAGGCTCCGATGTTAGCACCATTACCAACGCCTAAGCGACTAGAAATTTCAGCCAGAGTGAGTCGTCTGAGGTTTCCCTCAGATTGATCATATGGATGAAAGAGGCGATCGAGAAAATCTTTCGCCTCACCAATCGCTATGGCCTCGATGTTAGTACAGCTGGAAGTATCCAGGTTAAAATGCTTACACTTTTCGTTAATACTTAAGAAAAGTGTTAAGGCATTAGAATCTGCAGTTTCACTAGGCGGATCGCTGAATTTCTTCAGCAGTGCGCTTCTTTGAGACTGCATTGCCTTTTGCCTAACATTCATATCTGGGTAGGGACTAATCACCCCATTCCATCCAGCTATTCGCAGATCGTGATCCAAACTAAAAGGAAGTTCAACAGCGTAATCACGCATGCTTGCTCCTTTATCCCGAACTGTTTACAAACTAAGGACTTGGAAACAGAAGACTGGTTAGACTACACCACTAACAGTGGTGTCGCCGATCCCAGCCGACTGCTGAACCAAGGCACCGAAGTGAGCAGACAGCGCAGCACGTACGTTTGGCGCATCGGCAACATCTGATCCCGCAGGCAGGTCTACAATTGTTGTAACCTGCATGTTGGAATAGGGTTGCCCCGCTAACGGCAGAACACCCTTACGGGTGATCAGCTTGAACGAGTTGCGCGGGACGTCCTTTATCAAACCCGTAACAGGATTCGGCTTTCCGAGGAATCGGAAAACCTTAGGCCTGAAAAAGGTAAGAGTAAAGGGGGAGGACATGCTATGCGCAGTTACGCCGGCTTGCGTCCCACCTAACGCCGTGACAGCAACCTGCTTACCGGTAATATCCGGGGCAGAGTCGGTGACATGTGTGTAGGTTGGAGCCGTGAACCCCGTTTGCGCTTGGCCCGTAATTGGGCTCGTTAATGCAAATGACATTGAAGTTCCTCTATGTGCAAAGCACCTATCGGTGCCAATTGCGAGGGTTATGTTGCGGATGAAGAGCATTAGCTTGCGACAGTAAGGCGCCAATGTTTGCAAGTTGGCCACCTGTCAGGTCGAAATTAAACTGTAGGCGGGGTAAAGATAGCCCCGATTCTGCAGCTCTACTAACATTCTTCGACGTAAGAAAGTGCGAACCTCGACTACCACTCATGGACGTTTTCGCCCACGCGCCTCCTGGTGAGGTACCCCAAACCTGCTGAAAAACACCCTGTTTGTACACGGTGTTTACGACAGTTTTGTTGATCCAAGCCAGGCGATTCGTGTTAACTACAGTAGCGTCCAAGATATCACCAATATTGGTGAAGTAGTCGGCGAGGAAGCTCCAGGGTAAAAGTTCCCAAGCAGCCGGGATGAAGTTCTGCGGTTGAAAACCGAAGAGATCATCATTTTGCCAGCTAGGAGCATCCACTTGAGTTACCACAGCACCTTTATAGCGTACTTTGATTTGACTAAGCCACCACGAACTGACAGTGAGAAAAGTACACCCACCGTCATACTTCGCTGTGAAACCCGGCCAAAACACCGAGCTTCGCGACTTAGTTTCATCGTACCTTTTAGATGCCCCGGCAGACAGTTTTAATGTCTGGACGGGTTCGACTAGGCGCCTATACGCTTCGACGGCATTTCTGACGTCGTTAAGTAAAGGGTTCCAGCCGAAAGATTGCTCAAGCCAAGCCGACCCAATGTCATTTAGCCATTTCTTCGGATTTGCACGCTTTCTTCTAGATAGCGTGCTTAGAAGATCCTTGGAAAGTGACCTTATGCCAACGAGTGGATTGCGCAGCATACGCAGTGTTTCAGTAAGTTCGCCCAGAAAGATCAGACCCTGAGTTTGGGTCGTCAACAGTTTGAGCTTCTTATAAAAAGCTGCTTTTGCTAGGTTATCAACAAAGGTGCTGCTATTGATCGAATTCCACTGAGCCCCAACTGCAAAGTCCAAGCTGTTCTGGTTGTTACGTAAAAACGTATCACCAAAACTCTCGCGTCTTTGAAATTGGGCAGGGACCCCGTTGTAGAACCATTCTTCATGGGTCTCAGCATATAGACGAGTATAACGGGCAGAACACAGCCGCGCTGTTAATGGCGTAGTTGCATTCTGTCCTGACACGATTACGGACCGCCACTTGGGCATTCTGGTACCAGTACGAGTACGAGGAACAGTAAACACTGTATTAGAGTTTACGTCCCAAGTATTCGCCTCGTTCCAGTTCCAAGTGCGTCCCTTATCGTTAGTCGGGAATGACACAGATGTGTCTTTCGTTATAGTCATCTAAGGTCCCTCGTGGTTTAAGAACTAGCAGTCTACTTTCGAGAGCCTTTCACAAGGGCGCTCGCATCTTCAACAAGGCTTTCCAATACACCTTGTTGCTGCTCCTTTACAAGGAGAACAGACTCGACTCTTGCATCAACGAGCGTCGACGCCCCGTTGACTAAGGCAGCACCACCGCCGACTGCTGTTGCAATGGCAGCGCATGCTACCAAAGTCTTCGAAAACGTCTCGTTCATTGTTGCTCCAGTTCTGTAAGATGGTTGAATTGCAAGAACTTAGTCGACCTAGGGATTCTGCATCAGACTCAAACCAGGCTCAGTTTTACTGGACCTGGAATTATAGTCTTCAGCTTCTCTAGATCGGCCTCACTTCCCCAGAAGGGAAAGTCTCCATTAACGGAGACAACATCCCCAAAGATGTCAGGGGACTCGCGTCCCAAGACAATTCTGGCCTCGTCGATTAAGACTTGGTCAGGGAGGTGATGAACGTTCCTGCGTATGATTACAACACTTATCGCAACAGGACCAGACGATAAGAGTACGCGTACAGCGTTTGTATAGCGCTCAACGTTTCCAAATATCATTTGATCCTCGCTTAGGTGTTGTAAAAAGGAAGAACGAGAATACATATCTTTCGATAGGTATTGAGGAAGATATCCCCGTAGAGTTTACTCTACCAAGAGGGGCCGCAAGG